AGCTTGTCCATATCCTGTGAGCCTGGAATGTTGTCAGTAGACGCGCCATTGGTTTGCTGGTTGTTTGTAGTCATGTTCATCCTTATAGATATCAGATTGATATGGTAATTGGATTGCCATGACACGTGGCGCACTGACAGTATCAGTTGCTATGTATTCTGTTGTTAATGTGCCCGTACTCAGCATGCAAGGCGCATCGAGTGCGCCTAGGCTGGACACCTCCACTAGCTATTATCTCATAGATGGGACACAGTGTCAACATGTATGCATTGAGTCTAGCCCACACACGCATGCAATATTTTTTGGGACATATATCCTCTAGCGTCCCAGACTGCACGCCACGCATGCATGCATCAGGCTCGTTGCATGCGTACAAGCGACACCCGACCCCGCCAACCGACCCCGTGGGGGAACTGACAGGGGGGGCTACTCGTAGCGACTGAATCACAGAATATCCCAGAATCTTGCGACGCATGCGACGCTTGCAACGCACTCAAAGCAACAAACCAGCCCACCGTTAGTTCACCGTTAGATAAAGCGACAGGGGGGCTTCGAGATCAGAGGGGGTGGGTTACAAAGAAGGTCAGATATAGTAACATGTGCCCAAATAGCAGGGGGAATAGCATGATGAAGCCGCCCATAGGTGCGTGTCAGATATGTGGGAAGATAGATGTACTGGCACATCAGTGCGCTAAGTGCCGTAAGAGAGCGTGCAGTGATGAGAGGTGCCGGTTCCTGATCCAAGAGCCAAGGATGTGTAAGGTCCCTAAGCGATGATAGGCAAGATAAGACCCCAGATATTCATGGCCCTGTTCATGCTCTCGCTGATCACAGGCTACGCTATACACGCCGATATGGTTGAGATAGCGACAGGCACGGTTGGCGGTCTGGTCGCATTAGGGATGAAGGTCTTAGAGAATGACTAGCAAGAACATCCAGCAGTTCCAGCCAGGTCAGTCAGGGAACCCTGGTGGTAGGCCGAAGTTGGGAGTCGCGCTTGCAGATAAGGTACGCAAGGCTACCAAGGACGGCAATGCGATAGTGAAGTTACTGGTGGAGATCGCAGAGGGTGGGCTTGAAGCAAAGATAAGTGACAGATTAGCTGCAGCCGAGATGTTGCTCAGTAGAGGGTGGGGGAAGGCAGTGACACAGATGGAGGTCACTGCCGACGTTCAGGTACAACACTCATTGTCCGAGTTCAATATAGCGGAGTTGCGCGAGCTGGTAGCTATGCGCAGGGAGCTGGTGGAAGAAGATAGCCCTCTGGTCATAGAGGGGGAAGGGAAGGTGTTGGAAGGTGATTAGTGAAAACGACGAACGCAGTGACGTTACTGTTCGTACTGATCCACCTGATAGAGGACGCGGCCTTGATATCTTTGGGGCGTTTCTTGCCGCTACCGGCCTACGTGCTATATCCCGTGGGATTGCTCGTATCCGCCGTGGTGATGCGGGAGGTGATCAGGCGGTTGTTGAAGCGTTTTGCCTCCGATGCAGGATCAAGACTCCCATGAAGAAGGCCATAGCAAGTACCCTGGCTAATGGCTCTGAGGCCATGCAGGGGAGTTGCACAGTGTGCGGTACGCGCATGTCTCGCATAATGAAACGCACGTGAGTACGATCTCTGGCGAACAGCGTCAGATACTCCTAGAAGCAGGCGAAGCCGCCAGCATCGAACTATCCAAGCGGGACTTCGATGAGTTCCTGAACTACGTCAAGATACTTGAGCCGCCCCCTGGCAGGGGTATCATCTCCTTTGAGCGGTGGCCCCACCTAGTAGAGGTGTGCCGGACTCTGGAAGAGACCAAGCTCTTAGTGTGGCTGAAGTCCAGGCAGACGGGTGCAAGCTGGTTATTGGCGGCGTATGCACTGTGGCGCGTGCTGTTCTTTGAAGGGGCGATGGTCCTACTATTGTCTCAGGGGGAAGAAGAAGCCAAGAGACTGCTCGCTAAGAGCCGCTTTGTCTTTGAGCAACTGCCAGAGGCACTAAAAGTACCGTTAGGTGTGGACTCCAGGCAGGAATTGGAGTTCCCTACCATGCACTCCAACATCCTAGCCTTACCTTCCACTGAGAAAGCGGGCCGTTCCAGCACTGCGTCGATGGTGATCATGGACGAAGCTGACTATCACGAGCACCTAGACGCCAACTACGCCGCTGTGAAGCCTACCATTGATGACGGTGGGGGCCAGTTGATACTGGTATCCACCTCAAATGGCATGGTGCAGAACTCCTTGTTCAAGAAAGTCTACAAGGATGCGCCGTTCAATGGGTTCAAGAGGCTCTTCTACGGCTGGAATGTCCGTCCTGGGCGTGATAATGCCTGGTATGCCGCCCGAAAGCTAGAGTATACCGACGACAGCCTGTTCGAGAAGGAATATCCCGCTTCAGAAGACGAGGCACTGTCGCCGCCACGCACGATCTCTGCATTCAACCCCGACATACTGAACCAGATGCGGGAAGATGTGCGTAATCCCATGGAAATCATGCCTGTAGGCTCGATAACAGCCAATATATATCAGGACTTCCATAAAGATGGCCGTTATATGGCAGGTACAGACACTTCGCACGGTGTCGGTGGCGATGACGCAGTGACCGTGGTCATGGACCGTAACACAGGGTACATCGTTGCAGACATCCAGACCAATCTATTGCCGCCAGATCAGCTTGCAATCTCTTCTATGGGACTGCTTGCACGCTATCACAACCCCATATGGGGCATAGAGGACAATGACTGGGGTATCCTAACGATAGTCGCCGCGCAAGGACTGCGTTACCCGCGTCTCTACTACCGCAGTGAAGATAAGGTTGGCTGGCACACTGACGAACGCTCACGTTATGAGCTGTGGGGTGAGCTGATAGAGGCGATATCTGCACGCCTCATCACCATACCGTCAGAGGGAGGACTCTCGCAGTTCTATTCTGTCATACGAAACCCTAATAAAAATGGTAGGATTGAAGGACAGACGGGTGCACACGATGACTACCCGTTAGCCGTTGGGATTGCGTGGCAACTCAGACGCTTTGCGCAAGCTGTGGGCCGTGCCAAAGGCAGTGATGCCGAAACATGGGGCAGTGTCTTCAAGCGTCGCACATGGTTGAGGTGGTGATTTGGCCCTTGAAGATAAACCGACACCAGCACTGATACAGGAACACCGCAAGTATCTCTCTGATCTATGGTCTAACACCCACGCCAAGTGGGAGACGATAGATACCTACTATAACCGCACCTTCAAACTGTGGCCCGATGGCATGGATAGGCCAGACTGGTATATCCCCATGCGCCCGCGCGCCCTCGTAGACCACGCCGTAGACCATCAGCTTGCCTTTGAGCCACTGGTGCACCGTGCTCCTGCGGGTATAGGTGAAGAGCATAAGCGGCGCGCCGATAAGCTGGAACCTGCACTGAAGGCGATCATGGATGAGGCCCAGTTGCAGGAGCCTAACCTCACTTGGAAGCAGATGGGTAAACATCTACTGCTTTACGGGTACGCCGTGGTAGAGGACGGCCTAGACACCACCATCATGCAGTCCCGAAGGGACGAACCAAAGAAGGCCAGGAACGAGTCTCCAGAGGACTTCCAAGGCCGTATGAGGCTCTGGGAACACCGTAAGAAGACGATGATGCCCTTCCGAACGAGGGCCGTTCATCCAGCCAGAGTCCTCTTAGACCCCCTTAAAAAGGAGCCACGGTTGGCTATTAAGCACACCTATCGTCTGAGCCAAGACCTGGCCGAGATGACTAGGGCTAGGGCCGACCAGAAGGGGAAAGGGAACGGGGTCGAGGTAAATCTCTGGGAGGTCCAAGACAATCCATTCGAGATGGTTCTGTGTGATGAATGGTGGAGTGATTGCTGGCACGCGCTTATCACGGATGCAGGCGATCTATTATTCGTGGAAAAGAACACCTGGGGATTCGTACCGTATGCACACGCATTCTCCGGCTATGGGCAGGAGCCGACCAGCATATCAGAGATAGACCCTACCCATCTTGCAGTGGGGTTATTAGACCACGCGCTAGAGTCCCTTAAAGCACAGGCGCAGGCAGTTGCCGGTAGGCATAATGCGTTGATCGAAGCCACATTCAACCCAGTGGTGACTACTGGCAGTGCGGAGGAGCTACAAGAACAGCTTGCACGCAGTGACATCATCGAGGTTGCCAACCGTGGTGAGGTCGGGCGCATGGAACTACAGCAACTACCAGGCTGGATGTTCCAGTCTGAAGAGTGGTTGGACAAGGACATGGAACTTGGCACGTACTCGCGCTCGCTGGCAGGCGTCAGAGAACAGGGTGTGAGCACAGTAGGCCAGCAGGCCATCTTATCCACCAGTGCCATGCGCAAGTTCGTTGCACCATCCAAGCAGTTAGAACATCTTGCAAGCAGATCAGCAGAGCATATCCTGCAGCTCATAGATGTCATGGACTTGGACATGTATGTGCGGGGCTTCGATGTCAGTCCCACAGAGATAGAGCGTGATTACTCCGTGCGTATCAGCTTTGAATTAGTAGACCCAGTGTTGCAACTACAGCAACGTGAGATGGGATTACGTGAAGTACAGGCTGGCGTAAAGTCACGTGAGACATACTGGAATGCAGACGCGCGCCTAGAGGATGCTAGTGGTGAACGCAAGCGTCTGTTAGAAGACTTCGTGCGCAGTGACCCTATGGTTCAGAAGGTACTAGCGCAGGAGGTTGCACGCGAGGTTGGCTTGTTAGAATTACTAGAGAAACAGCGTGCAAAGGAAGAGCAGGCACAGCAACAAGGTGGCGGGCCAAGTGTCTTGGACGAGTCCATATTGGGCGGCGAACTTGCAGGCGGAGGGCTTGGAGGAGGTGGTATGCCTGGCATGCCGCCAGCCGCCCCAGCAGGTGGCCCCCAGCGTGGGCCGCGCGCACCACTCACCCCAGATGTAGCCAGCCCTAGCAGGGTTGGACAGGAGTTTGCAGGCTAATGGCTATAAGTGAATTTACCGAAGTCGTCTTGAACATCGCAGAAGAGGCGGGTGGCTATCGAGACATGGCTACGAAACAAAAGCACATACCGCTGATGCAAGAAAGCCTATCGCAGACCGCTATGCGCAATAACATGATGACCTCAAGTAAAGAACAGCGTAAAGCTATGGTCCAAAAAGAGGGCAATAAAGCTGTGTTAGCGCGCTATAAAGGTGGCACCGCACAACCCACCCAAGCTCCAAATACTGGTCTCCTCTAGTCAATGGTCACGCCTGGCTTAGCCGAATTTCAATCGGCGTTAGCGTCGGGCGACTGGGCAGAAGCCCAGCGTCTGCGTGATCTGCGCACGCCCTATAAAGCAGGCAGGTTTGACCCCCTACTGCCTGAGTTGGTAGCGGCTGATGAAGACCTTGGCTCCGAGATATTCTTCCAGCCGTACCTGATATACCCCAAGATGAGTTCCCAGGAACTGGCGAAGTCAGGAGAGCTACGCAACGTCCCTAGGGCGAACGCAGCGTCGGAAGCGGCGCGTAATAATGAACCCTATCAACCAAACCGTAAGCCAGAGCATAAAGGAGACAACTACCTCTGGACAGGTGACTGGAGACTGAATCAAGAGTCCCAGGACTTGATGGAAACCCGCATGCGGCGCGCCCTTAGCGAGACTGGTTTAGCTATACAGCCCATGATAGTCATGGAGTCTAATAGCACTCTCAGTGAATGGCAGGGGAGAGATAAGGGCTGGTCACACCACCCTTACGCTCAATTAGCAGATATGAAGATATCTGGGAATAGTATTGGTCCCAGAGTCAAGCCTGTCTATATCGTGCGGGGCATGGGGGGTTATGCAGGCGGCAGAGCTGACTATGACTTTAGTAATCCCTACTATCTAGTTGGGGATGGTGTGATCGAGGCACTGGCTGGCTATGAAGGAGACACTGCATATACCAGGCTGGCACACCAAGTAGAGGGATATTCTCTTGATCAGGCGCGTTATATGTCTTCATACCAAGCCCAGATGGGCACTGTATTGCATGAGTCACTGCATGAAGTAGCCGCATTACCACACACAGGCACAGAGCTTTCTCGTTATAACGAACTCATGGTACAGGACTACGTTGGTAATTATGGTGGTCAGCACGGCGAGGAGTTCCTAAAGACCATCACTGCATCTATACGTGGCTCCAGACCTGAGGACAGGTTTGCAGCGATGCGCCTGGTGATGGGTGAACAGTGGCATTATGGTTGGGGCGAAGATGTAAAGCCAAGTTGGATGGGTGGGCCGGATGTTCCTGCAGGTGGAGCGCAGGCGGGAGTGCCTTTAGGTACAGGCGCAATACCTAAACCCACACCTTCGCCAACCCCGCCACCACCGCCTGCACCCACGCCTGCACCCACACCTGCACCCACGCCTGCACCCACGCCTGAAAGGGAAGGCAAACTTCTGCCTACACCTGCATCTCCGCCTGACCTTGAACAATTCATCGAAGATGATCCTTATGCACCTCAGGATGCGCCATTTCAAACAAGGGAAGATATTATAGAGGAGTCTGGTACAGGTTATGTAGATGACGAAGGCCGTTTTTATGGCGATGAATTTGATTATCCAGGCCAGCCAACAGGAGATATTGAACAACCACCTGTCGTTACTACTGAGGACACACAACCACCACCGCCTACAACACCGTCGGGCCAAGGCCCAGATGTCGCCACTGGTGTGCAAGGGTCGCTCAAGCCGTTAGAGAGGCTTGAATATGAGAATGCAAGCGGTGCTGCCCAAGGTGGCGCACAGCCCGATTGGGCATGGCACTACGCTATGCCAGGTCTGTCAGAAGAGCAGAGAGAAATACTGTTAAAGAACCGAAATGCACCAGAAGAATTGTTCAAACTCCCAGAGTGGCAGGCTATTAAGGAAGACATAGTCAAGCAACTTATCACTGCATTAGACTTGCCTACAGACTATGATGCATCGGGGGCGTTTGAAAAGCACCTGTTAGAAGAAGGTAATTTCCCCTTCAGGATTGGCAATACCAACCCAGATAGCCCAACTGGTGAGTGGGCGTTTATAATCCGAGAAGATGTCATAACACCGCGCATAGATGCCCTGCAAACGGCTGGGTGGATCAAAGAGGACTGGAAGTACACATCTGCAAGCACTCTGGGAGATACTTCTCAGTACGGCGAAGAAAGTCAGCCACCAATAACAGAGGATGGAACTATGTCAACAGATCAGCGTCCAGCAGAGCTATGGGAAGAAGCTAGGTTTGGGTGGCAGAAAACTCCCCCAGGCACTCCATATACTGGACGCGAGTTCAATACAGAGAAAGATGTCATAGATTGGCTGATGAGGTTATATGGTGATCCAAAAAGCGGAGAGCTTGCTCCTGAATCCTATATAAG